CCTTGAGACGAGGTTGAGACTTCTTCTGAGAAATTTTCTTGTTCTTCTTGGACGGCATCTTCGATCTCCCGATCTACGACACACAAAACGCAACGAAAACTGTACAAAAGGCGTCGAAACGCCGCTCGCACCTCCTGAAGAAACAAAAGAAGCGGATCCGTTCTTGACTACGGATCGCTTGGCCCGGCCGGCACCGGGTCCTGAATACCCCACTCTTCCAGCACCTTTTGCCGGATCCGTTGATACAGACCCGGCTCCAGGTGCCGGCACTCGTACTGCCATTGTGTTAGCAGCCCGAGGTCCGGCTTGTGGCTCACAAGGCGGTAGACTTGGCGTGGCCACGAAGTGGGGTAGCAAGAGGCGACCTCGGTGGTGAAGAAGACAGAGCAAAACTCAAAGAGTACGCCCGAAGGGAGGTCAGGGACCTCTACCTTGTGCCCCAGCAGCTTGTAAGCCGCATAGGGCGGGCTCTCCGCCCACTCCTCCACACAGTCATCCCCGTTGGTCACGTCCAGTACAGGGACCTCGCCCAGCTGATAGCTAGACAGGCCCTTGTTCTGGTAGTAGACCGCTTGGGACCAGGCGGTCGAAGGGACCGCCAAGCCTCCCGCCACGATGGACAGGACCTTGCGCGCGGCCGAGTTGGCCCACGAGGTCTTGTAAGAGCCCGTCTCCCAAACCCCGAGCCAGTGCAGGACGACGAGCTGGGCCGGCTCCGCCTTGGAGACCGCCGGAAGCGCCATAACCTTGGCCATGCTTTTCAGCATAGAGAACAAAGCCAAGCACCCCCAGTCGGAGTCCAAAGCGACGGCCGCCAGGTGGCACGAAAGCCTCCAGACGGCCAAAGCCATCCACAGCACGAAGCCCCAGTCCCAGCCCGACACATCGGAGCCGAAGACCTTGTTGCGCATGCGCGCCACCAGGTTCAACAGCTTCTGAAGGCCATCATCGTCCAGTCCCAGCCCAACCACGCACGAGTGGTTCTCCCACCCAGGCAGCAGGGCTTTGTAGACCGGACCGAAGACGACCCGCTCAGAGAAGACGTCGTTGACCGACGTGTTCGCGATGAGGCGAAGAAGGCCAGCTACAAGCTTGGATAGCTTGTGCGGCTCATTCTTGCCAAAATGTCGGACCGGGTCGGCCAGCCCCGCTTGCACGAGGCCGACCGCATCCAGCTCTTGGCAGCCCGAACGCACCCAACCGATTTGCGCCAGCAGCCTATCAGCCACGGTGGTTTTCACCTCCGTGTTGTAGTGCTCCAGCACATCTCGGACGGTTGCGGCGCCCTGAAGGCGCAACGGGATGCCGGGGGTGGCGTCCCTGTTAGAGATGCCGAGCCCCTCGACCGTCAGCCTACCCTCGGGCAGGCCGATGAAACCCCCCTCACTGGTAAACATCCCCTCCGACGACACGTCTACGCGAGGTAGCGTCAACGCGGCCAGACGGATAATCTCCTCCACGTCTTGTTCAGACACGGATGGATCCGCCCGGCCGACGCGGCGCTCCTGTTGGCGCTTGACGTGGGCCCTCAGGCTCCGGCGAGTGGCGCGGGGCCCGAGGTCGGGCCAGGCATAGTCTCGGAGCTCGACGAAGACGTCTTGGAAGCGCTTGACGCGCTCTTGGATTTCTTCTTCTTGCTTTTCGACTTGCCCGCGCTCAAACCAACCGTCGATGGTGCCGACGACACTGAAGCCGTCGTCAGCGACGGGTTGGCTCCAGCGGACGCCGACTGCGGGGAGGACGTGCTCAGCTCGGAGGCGAGCACGAGCGGCTGCATCCGCGCAAGCGACGCTTGAAGCGAGGCGAGCGCGATCCGCAGCTCGGCGATCTCCGGGTTGGGCCCCGCGGTCCCAGCCAGGCTGGAAAGACGCGGGGACCCAACCGGGGAGACGCCACTCGTGGCCACCACCTTGGGGTCCTGGGCCGGCAGTTGCGTTTTCCCCCCCTCCGGCGCCGGCCGGCTCTCCGGGGAGGGAGGCCCCCCCGCGACAGGGGGGTCTTGGGATGGGAGCGGCTGCTCCGCCACCTCACGACGCAGCACTGAAGGCTGCGCCGGAGCCGGCGGCTCCGACGGGGCCGCGGACTCGCGCATGCTCAGCAAAAGCGTAGCCAAAGTGGCTTGCTCCCGCTGGCGCGCCTGCCGCTCCTCCACGAAGAGCCGATGGAGCTCCAGGAGCGGGGGGGTCGCCCCCTCCCGCACCATCTGCCTCTCGGCATGGCGCTCCTTGCCCCGCTTGACGGCTTGCCAGACGGCGTTCCCGATGCCAGGCGGCTTACGGTCCGCCTTGATGGCGTCCTCGTAGCCCTCCTCGATGGCACCCAGGTACATGTCCAGGTCATAGTCATCGCCCTCGTCCGCCCAGTCCTCGCCCCGGGCGAACCCGAGGCCGAGAGACCGGTCGGTCAAACTGGCGCGCACGACCCGTTGACCCTTGGCGAGCAGGCGCCCCGCCACCTCAGCGGCGGTACGCTCGTTGCCCTCCATGATGCTGGCTTGCTTCTCAGCGAGAGCCTCCCGGCGGTCCTCGACCTCCACCGAATCCCGATCACCCACGGTCGAGTCGCTCTCACGAACGACGGAACCAGGAGACCGAACGAGGGGCCGAGACACGTCGCCCAGCCGGTAGAGGACGGAGGCGGGAACGTAAACGTTACCCTTACCCTCGACCCCACCGATGTGGACGCCCATGAGGCCTCCCGACGGCTTGTAGATGCCCCCCCCGGACATGCCGGGGTAGGTCGAGATGGTGTGGCGCCAGCCATGCTCGAGCACCTCCTTGTAGAGGAGCCCGTAGTGCTGGTACACCCCCGAGTGACCCTCCCGGTAGATGACACCGGGACCGGTCGTGAACGAGTACTTGGCGCTCTTGAGCTTCGTCGCCGCCCAGAAACCCGGGCGGGTCGGTCGCAGAAACGCCACGTCCAAACCGCGCTCCACAGGGGAGTAGCGGGGGACGGTGAACTCGTCCAGGGTGACCTGCACGGCTGGCTGGTCGCCCTGGGCCACGCAAAACGCGTCGCCCTGGGCGTGGATGGTCGCCACCACGTGCATGGGGATGATCATGTGATCCCCCACCCGAACCCCGTGACCCAGAAGGGTGCGAGGCTCCAGCGCCGTATAAATACGGGCCTGGCTGGATGGGGCATGGTCAACCCGCTGCTCGTAGGAGCCGGGGACCAAAACCTCTCGCGTCATGCCGCTAGGGCTGGGAGTAGCCCCCTCGGCGATCGGCGTCGTCACCAACTCGTAAAAGACCTCTCCTGTCGTGGTGTCCACCAAGACGCGGTAGGCAGTGTAGGTGCCATCCGCCTCCTTGATGTAGCGCGTCTCGGGAACTGCGCGTAGAATGCCCGTGAGCAAATCATACGGAGGCCACTCCTTGTAGGAGAGCCACATCCGCACGGTATGCCACAGTGCAAACAGTGTCAGGCCGAAGAAACGAAGCAGGACCAACAGTAGTCCCAGCCACGACGAGATGAAGACCCGGTCGCGCCACGTCCAAGGCGACAGGGCAGGTGAGTTGATACTCGACCCGCGCATCAAGATCCCGAAGGCGGAACTGCACGATGCGAGCCGATGGCTGCTCTCGTACGGGTCCGCCCCCAGGAACTTGGTCTGGTTGAACTGGTGCCACCGAGGTGAAGTAACGGTACCGGCCCTCGGGGGTTCGGTTTGGAGAAACCTGCTGGGCCCAGTGAGGGGTGACCACGCGGAGCCCGCGCGGTCCACCCCCCACTGGAGCAGAGTCCTGCCAGGAACGCAGAGGCGAAAGGAGTGCTCCAGCAGGTGGGGGGGGCAGAGCTGAAGGGCTTGCGCCCGCTCCATCCCACTCACCGAACCGGGGCCACCCCACGCCCGAGGGGCGGGCTCCGAGAAGGCCAAAGAGGCCTCCCCCAAAGCCCAGCCCCACCACCGCGTGGTTTGTGCGGTAAAGCACTGCCACGCGGCCCGCGCCCCCGTAGAGGTCTCGCTGAGGCATGTGGTGCCAGAGCTCAGCCCCCCGAAGGTCGCCGTCAGCCAGGTCGAACGCATCGGAGCGGGTGGGGAAAACAGGCACGGGCACGCCGCCGTCGCCGAGGCCAGCAGGCAAATCAACAGAAATGCCCACCAAGCCCCAGCGGCGCGGTACGTGTTGCCGAACCACGGTGACCCCTCCCACGCGACGGCCATGAAGACCCGAGCATTGTCCCACGTCGAACGGGAGGGCCCAAAGGCACTCATCCGGAACGACGGAGCCATTCTCGTACGTCTGCAAGGTGTCGCACACACGCACGCTCGTCCTGCGTTGTTGAGGAATTTGAGAGTTGAAAGAGGAAGCACTCAAAGGTTCGCCCCGGACGTATCCAAGGGCGAGTGAGCGCTGTCGCGTACGGACCGTAG